AAATAAAGTATCATCAATGTCAAAGATTGTTAATCCGTTATCTTTGAATTCTTTATTTACTTCATTTATATATTGTTTAAATTTTAACATAATCTCTCTATAATTATATTATATAATAAAGTGCAATTAATGTACACAATTATTTTGTAACAGAATTGTAACAATTAGAGCATTAATATATTTATAAACAGATATATTAGAATTTAAATCCTTCGGTCTTCATTCTAGACCCAAATGTAGAATTATCAAACACCGGAGTATCATCTTGACCAGCATCTGATATATTGGCTTGAGCAGATACTTCTACATCATAGAGTTTCATTTTAGATCGATCTACACCAATCACAAAACGTTTATAATAAGAAGGGTCTGCATAACGATTCTTGAGTTGTTTGACCATGATCTGGCCAAGGTTTTCAAGTTCTTCGGTTGAGATAAGTGCAAACATTAAATCAACAGTTGCTGGTAGACCAAAAGATTCAGATGTATCTTCAAGTCCAGGATCTGTGCTTGTAAACCCAGATCTTGTGGTTTGAGTAGCACTAACAATTGGTACTGCATACTCAACGGCGAGTCCACGAATTTCTTCAGCAATTGTTTTAACAAATGTATATGAATTAACATTTGCACCCTGTCTCAATCTTTGAGAGTTACAGATATTAAGATAATCGATATAGATAATATCAGGCTTAAATTCTTGTTTCATTTTCAACTCTTCCAACAAAGCTCTGAAATGGCCGGCATGGGCTCCGGCAGTTGGATATTCTTTGATGATGAGTCGTCCTTGAGATTTCTGCTTGATTTTATCTAATCGATTATCAAAAACATTCTTATCAACAACTTTGAGTTCGTCCATTGATAAGTTAAGTAGATTTGCATCAATACGTTCTGCAATTCTTTCTTCAGCCATTTCCATAGTGATATACAATACATTTTTGTTATCAATAAGATTGGCAGCTGCAGCATGACACATGAATAGAGATTTACCGACACCAGTACCGGCAAGAACAACATTAAGAGTTTTCTTAGATAAACCACCCTTTGTAATCTTATTAAGCATGTCAAGATCAAATCGAATCTTTTCTTCTACTCGATGATAGAACTCATAACGAGAATCAGAATCATCGATATAGTTATGACCTACATGACTATCAAAGGAAACGCCAAGGGCATCAGATAACATAGAAGGAATTGCATCCTCAGATCTTTGTTTATCTTTGCCATCAATAATACCGATTGAGTCTAGGATGGCATTATACACAGCTTTCTTTTTACAAAAAGATTCTGTTTCATTATAGAGCCAATCGGTATTGGTTGGGGCGCTTTCAATCTTATTGATATAATCAGAAAACTCATTGTATTCTTTATCAGTAAGATCTTTACGATTAGAAACCTCAATGGCTAAGATTTCTTTCGTAATCGGTTTATTATATTTGTCAAAGAAGTTTTGATATTCTTCAAAGATTATTGCTTCTTTACGTTCTGAAAAGTATCGCTTATTAACAAAAGGTAAAACCTTTCTAGCATACTCTTCATTATGAAGTAAGTTACTTAATATTGTTTGTTCTATTCTCATCTACACCGCCGTAGTAAATTAAGTTATTATTTAAAAGACCTTCGTCGATCATCTGTACGACGAGATCACCCACACATTTTTCAAAGCTTTGTTTTAGTTCATGCTTAATACTTAACTCTGTATTATTTTCTATTATATCATAGTTATATTTTAAAGTACATTTATCATCTTGTTCTAATAGTTGTACTTTACCAAGCGCAAACTGTATGCCTGAAAATTTGTGATCTATAAATTCTAAAAGATATTCATGATCACCGTATGGTTCTTTATTATACTTCAACTTCTGTATCATCTGGAATTTCTGCTAAAGCTTGATCAATTTCATCATCAGTCACTATTTTACCATGTGAAATTTGATAACGTTTCTTAATTGCTTCTTGGAAAGTAGGATCGGTAATTACTGGCATCCAGAAATCTTTTTTATCAGTTTCTTTAATACGATATTTCTTTTCTTCTACTTCACCAGTTTCCACATTGACTTTTGAATACCAACCAACAGATGGTTTAATTACGTGCCCGGTTTCCATTGCCATTTCTAATAAACCAGACCATTTAGAAATACCACCATCAAATTTTACTGAAATAGGAATCTTAGATTTTTCTCTAACATAACGTGATTTCTCAACATTAATAATAAAGTTATAACCTTGAAGTTCTGTACCATCTTTGTCTTGTTGACGGCCGAGAATAAAAATATTATCTGCTGAGTAATAAGAACCTGTACCACCACCTACAACATCTTTTGAATAGAGTTCCATAGTTTTATATGTATGATTAACAACAACCATTGGAATATCTTTAAGAGTTAAGTGTGGTGTAACCATTCTGAATAATGATTTAATTTGTTTTGCTCTTGACATATCAGCAACTGATTTACCATCAAGTGCATCTTCAACTTCTTTTTTAGACGCTAGGTTACCGATTGAATCAATAACAATCATTAATCGATCACCACGATCTAGACCTTCAAGCTGTTTCATAATATCAAACTTTAATTGTTCAACATCAGTAATAGGAGTATGTAAAACGCGGCTTACATCAATACCAAATGAATCAAAATAAGACTGAGGAGTACCAAATTCTGAATCGTAAAAGAGTAATGCCGCGTCTTCATACTTATCGAGATAAGACTTTGCCATCAATAAACTGAAAGCTGTCTTAAAATGTTTTGAAGGACCTGCCCACATCGTTAGACCTGGTGTTAAGCCACCATCTAATTTACCACTTAATGCAATATTAATTGCAGGGATGGATGTTGGAATCATATCCTTTTTAGTGAAGAACTTAGATTCTTTAAGTATATCACTGTCTTTAATTGTTGTGTTCTTTTTTATTTTATCTAAAATACCCATGTTATTTCCTTATATTATTTCAAAAGCAATGATGCACCAACAACCATAAAATATAGTATGCCAATCGTCACTGCAACCCAAAATAGCCATTCTTTCATATTATACCTCAATTACAGCTATACCAGCTTCTTGTAGAATATTAACACCTAAACTACATGATTGTTTCCATACATCTTTCATGCCAGGAAATTGCTTTTGTATAACTGCCTTTTTAATACCAACTTGTATTATGCCTTTAGCACATTCATGGCAAATTGGTAAACCATGAATGAATATTGTTGCTCCATCTAAACATACACCGTTTAACGATGCATTAAAGATAGCATTCATTTCAGCATGTACAACATACTTCAATTTTTCATCACGATTATTTAACCGTGTAGGTGTATCTTTTATCTTACGAGGAAATCCGTTATACCCTTGTGCAAGTATTTGTCCTTTAGTACCAACAACAACTGCACCAACTTTTGTATTCGGATCTTTAGACCAAGACGCAATTTGCTCGGCCATTTCCATATATCGTTTAGCCCATTTATTCATGATCTATAGATTGCATCTTTAAGTAATCCAAAATGTCTTTCATAGATATGTAATGAAGATACATTCCAATAGATTTGACCAGCCGGTATATTTAATTCTTTACATAAAGAATCAAGTACGTGTTTTTGCCATGCCCAATCATTCTTATAACCAAAGACTGCATCATTAGATCTCATATAAACAAGAGCATTAAGTTCACCGTTTCTTATAAGATATTGTACATTGTTTGTACACATAAAATCTGACATACCATTTCGATTATAATCAGAATGCATTGTTGGTCGAGTATAGATCATATTAGCACGACGAGAATCTGGATTATTTTTTAATTCATCAAGTACGTTTGTATATTGGTTATGATTCTCATCAGACCAAATACACCAACCATAATTAGAATTAATATAACCATCTTCTGTAGCAACTGCTTTCCAGATTGCTGGTGTTTCGCCAGGTATATCATTAACATTAAGTGATTGTGATTTATACCATGCAAGTTCACGTTCTACATAGTCTTCATTAACTGTGCCAATAATTGCTGGTTGATCAGCAATGAAAGAAGCATTCATAATCTCAAGTGTTTTTACACCAGTTTTATCAGTAACATATTCTTCAGTTATAAGTTTACGATAAAGTGCACTTCGAATATCTGATACGTATGTATTTCTATTCATCTAGTAGATCCCTTCTTGGTCGATTTAAGAAATCATTCTGAGGATTCTGGCCAGGTATACCGCCTCGGATATATGCTGCACCAAAAGATGCGTAATTAATAAGATCTAAGCATGAATCTTCAAGTGATTCAAAGTTTGGATTATAGCTTTTATCAGATTCCATAGCTTCTAAAACTGATTGCATACGTAATACTTTTGCATGCATAACATCTAGAATAGAGGCAAAGCCACGTGGATAATAATCTGCTTGTTGAATCCTAGAGTTAGGATTTTGATAGTCGTTAGACTTTTTGGTTTGTATCTCAGCAGCTTGCTGTAATACTTTCAATGATTCTTTCATAATATCTCCTCAGATAAAATTATATTATAACAAATAATCGAATTAATGTACAATTTATTTTATGGATTAAATTGGTTAACTTCATTTAATTCACTTGGAGTTAATTCACCAATTTTTTCAAAATTTTCTTTGTATGATGGAATAATTAATTGATTTTTATTTTGTTTATATTGTCTATGATTTTTAACTAGTAAGACGTGGCCTTCATACAGTTTATCATAAAATGTTGGAGGGGTTCTTACTACAAAGATTAAATCATCTGCTGCTTGAATTGCTTCATAAGTATCTCCCCTTTGACCTAAGGTAATACCAAAATAATTTTTTGTTACATATCTTGAAATAGTTTTAATTTGCTGAAGACGAGATATACCTGTCTTTTTACTTATAACAGTTTGATCCCAACTTCCAAATCTATCTTCGTTAGAATGTACCCAAAATTTACCAGAATTTTCATAAAAATGTTTAACCCACTGTTCTCCCCAATATCCTTGTCGAAGAGCATCAGTGTTATATTCTTCAGGAATAACAATTTTAGAAGTAGTCATTATATAATCCATTAATATAAAATACAGCAGTAATTAAATTAAATATCCATATTGATGGTTTTTTCCATCCAAGACCTACAATCGTCCATCCAAAAGATCCAAATAATAATAACCATTTGTTCAATGGTATAATATCAACTGATGTGCAATACCCACCCCATAGAATAAGTACAACACTAATCCATGATAAAAGTTCTATCTTATCAATTGAATGTTTTTTCAAGTAAACCAACATTATCTTCATGTGTAGGTGATTTCCATCCTTCAGGTTTTACAAGGTCAGGTAGACCGTGCGGGTTAGGTCTTTCTTCTTTAATGCCAACTTCTTTTGCAATGTTTGCTGTGAAAACACGATCCCATGCTAAGTATGAATTAACTTTATATAGATCAAGTGTACCGATTGCCACAACACACAGATCAATTAAAGCATCTACTATTTCATCAGCATTATCTGCTTTCTTCATTTCATCAAGTTCTTCTTGTAAAAAGTTAATTCTAAATTGTAAGAATTCTTTTAATACTTCAGGACTCATCTTTTCTACGGCTTGGTTAACATTAAACTTCGCATGCATAACTGCCATATCTTGTACCCAATCTTTACTCATTTGTTCTCCTTCTTAGCTCTATTAATTTCTTTTTCTAACTGACACGGAATCCAGGTACACTTAGGATCCAATGGTTTTTTACATATGCCACATACTTTCATTTTATTATTATATCCTGTTTCTAATTTAATGTACAATTCTTTTTTTCCTAAAATATAATCTCCATAGAGAAGATCTAGTCATACTAACAACCATGAATATAAGTGCTATACCAAAGCTATCAAATATTGTAGGATGTAAACCAAACCATGGAAATGTAATTAACTGAATAGCAATAGATAATATAAATCCACTACCAACATCAATAATACTTTCTAATATATCTCGTTTAAAATTCATATACATTTATTTGAGCAGCACTTGGATCAATATAATACTCATCTTCTTTAGTTAAATTTATGGTTGAACAACTACTAACCAAAAAACAACTCAAGATTAGCTTGCTCTTCAGCATGCCACCCAATAGGGGAAACAACGATTTGCACTGCATCTAGGAATACCTTTTCAAATTGTAAGTCATAATCAACAAAATCATGTAAGCCAAATTGTTTAGGTAATTCACTAGGGAATGCAATTACATTCTCGTTAAATGGATTACCTTTCTTAATATAGACAAACTTGATTTTATCACCATTACCAATAGGTTGATATTTTTTGGTTAATCCATATTCTTTAATGTAGTGATTGTAAAGCAATGCACCACGAACATGGATGGGTGTACCTTTTCTGTAGATCGTATTTGATCCACTGTATTCTCTAATTGCACTGACTGATCGCGGAAATGCAATATCTTCGACAGGCAATTTAAAGAATTCTTTTTTGTAATCTGCAACAAATTTATAGAGAGCTGCTTGGTCTTGATGTAAGATTACTTTTAATGATTCATGTAGTTTAGTACGAACAACCGATGGTGTAGAAGATTTTACCATTTCTAAACCTGATACTTTGATTTTAGGTTGAGCGTATTGTACACCTTCTGAATTATGTACATTAAGAATATATCGTTTCTTAGCAACCCAAATAGCTTTATCAGCAAGTACTTCACGTTTCATTTGCATCTTTTGATCATACGCATTCATGTATTTTGCAAGTTCTTGGTAACCATTATCAATGAATGGTTCGATAATCTTTTCACATGCTTTATCCATATACTGGATCTTTTCTTCGGTTGATTTACCTTTGCATGTTTGTTCAACAAGATGTTCAAGTGATAAGTAGATGGAGTCGGTGTCGATACCTATGACAAAGTCTTTATCTTCTGTTTTTAAGGTCTTGTTCATAAACTGATTAAGCTTATTAGCCATCCATCGAATGGAAAGCTGACCAGATAAAGTGATACCTTCTGCAATACGCAGATCGTAGTATCGGAAGTATCGATTACCGACTGCACCATAAGCTGAGTTCAATGCAATTTTCATTGCCATTTGAAGATTGCGTAATCGAGATATTTCTTTAATAAGTGATTTGTCTTTTGTTTTTTCGTATTCTTGTTCTATTTTTAACATCTGCTTTTTGAATTTAGAACGATCTGAATACATTTTTTCCATAAGTGCAGGTAAGAAACCTTTAACATCTTTTCGATAACACCATCCATTTGCAGTCACCGCAAGATCAACAATTTTAGATCGATCTATTTCTGTAGAAGCAAGTAATGATTCTACATTTACATCAATTTTAGTATTAGTCAAAGTTTCGGGTGACATATTATATTGCATAATTAGATGCGGATATAGAGAATTCAAATCAAATGAAGCAACCCATTTATGTTGACCAACAAGAGGTTCTTTAACATACGCACCTTCGAATGCAGTTGGTTTTTCTGATTCACCATCTTTTACTGGAATAATAATTTTATGATCTTTAAGATAATTATAGATGATCATATCCCACATACGTACAGGTGAATAGACATCATTGAAATTAATTTTAGATTGAAATGCTAGAGTGTAGACTAACTCAATGAGTTTCATTTTATCTTCTAGACGATCAACCAATTCAGTATCGTGAATGTTATAATCAACGAATCGTTGCCAGTCTTGTGTATAGAATTCTTTGAATGTATCAAAGTTATTTGTAAGTTTGTTTTCACCGAGTTCTACTTCAGCAATATAGTCTAGACGATATGATTCTTGGTTTTGATATGTAAACTTTTTATAGAGATCAAGATAGTCTAGAGTAGATATCCCGATGAAGTCATAAGATTTAATACTATTACCATTAGCGTAAATACTTTTATCACGAATAATACCCCATGGTGATAAGCGATTTGTCATTGATTCACCAACAACACGATTCATACGATTAACAAGATATGGTATATCGAACCCGTATATGTTCCAACCTGTAAGTACATCAGGATAATTGTTTTGCCAAAATACAATAAATTCTTTAAGCAGTGATGTTTCATCTTTGCACAAGATATACTTAACATCATCACGATTATTTGTATATGGTTTTGTACCGAATGTTGCAATCTTTTTATTGTAGTTATCTTTTACAGTGATAAGAAGTATTTCTTCGTTTGCAAGTTCAATATTAGGAAATCCATTTTCAGTGGCAGTTTCAATATCAATTGAGAAAACTTTAATTAGATCAGTATCGTATTTAATATCTTTTGGCCAGAATTCTGATAAGAATTGATAAACATATTGTGTTTGACCAAAGACTTCGAATCCTTCTACGTCTTTATAACGATCAACAAATTCACGGGATAAGCGTATTGATTCTTGTTTTATAGGATGTACAGGCACACCGTCCAGAGTTTTCCATTCTGATGGACGGTTGTCTGTTGTTTTGATATAAAGTGTTGGGCTAAAGTTAGCTTTTGTTTTGTATTGTTGTCCATCACGATAACCACGCACGAGCAATGAATTACCATGTTGAACTACAGAAGTATAAAAATTTGTCATAATGTAATTATATCACGTGTACTAATTAAAGTACAATAATTTATTCAATAAAAGGTTTAAAATTTTTAAGTTCAAATACAGAAAAATCGCCGCTAGGCCAAGTAATCTTTACGTTTTCTGGGTTGTGTGGGTCTTGTATCCAGCATGCTGGCATTGCAACACGATCTATTCTTTGTGCAGCAGCTTGCCATCCTTGACCATTGGGACAAGGTATGTCTGATATTACAACACGCACTTCAAATGAAAATTGATAAACTAATAATTTATTTTTTTCTGCAGCATGAGAATACGAAAATGCAGTTCCCATTGCTAGACACCATAATATGATACAAATTAATTCTCTCATATTAAATCCTCAGGATTAAACTCAGGGTGTCTTTTCTTTTCTGGTCCAAAGTCCTTATGTGGATATGAAGCCACAATATTTGGTTCAAAAAAGATATTAAACAAAGGAATGTATTGAGGACCTGGTACTGCTTCAGTCATCCAACATCCTTCATGAATAATTTCACCATCG